CCAGAGATGTCTAGGCTTGTGGCGGCTAACTCTCCTGTGACTGTTACACCACCGCTGGCTGTGGCTAGTTTGGCTGCGTTGTTGTGGTAAAGAGTTACTGCGCCACCATCAACTGCTTTTAAATAATTCGCACCAATTGCCGCATTGGTTAAGTATGTGTTATCGCCTCCAATGTATAAATTACCAGCACCACCCTCAATAATTCTTGAGCTGTTATCTCCGGCATTATGGTAGATGCTTAAATCATCACTCGCACCGAACGTAGCCTTGTCAGAATCACCAAGAGCAATGCCACCGTTAGCTGTGATTTCAGTAGTGAACGTAGCTGCACCATCTACTTGCAGTGTAGATGCCATATCTACAGCACCATCAATGTCAACTATGTCTAGGTTGGTCGTGCCATCAACATCAATATCGCCAGCAACTGTAAGCCCTGCTGCTCCGACTAATTTTAAATCATCCGCTGATTCATCCCAGAGCATGTACGCGCCTGAAGTATCGCCAAAGAACTGAACGTCATAGCCTGTGCCATCCACGCCAACTGTAATAGTTCCATCTGCTTGAGTTGCACCATCAATGTCTACGACATCAAGGTTGGCTGTGCCATCAACATCTAAATCGCCATTAAAGTCTGCATTACCTGCCAGTGTTAAAGTAGATGCCATATCTACAGCACCATCAATATCAACTACATCTAAATTAGCTGTACCGTCCACATAGAGATCTTTCCACTCAGATCCAGAAGCACCTAAGTCATAAGTATTATCTGCGCTAGGCAGTAGATTAGAAGCAACGTCTGCGCTAAAGGCGACTGTATCAGTGGCGGCATCTCCAAAAGTAAGATTGCCAGCAATGGTTGCAGCGCCCGTTACAGTAAGATTTCCTCCGACAGCTAAGTTCCCTGAGACATCTGCTGCGCCATTAATGTCTATGGTCGTAGCATTGATTTCAATCTCTGTATCCGATACTAAGTCTAGGACACCATCGGCACTCTGATAGATATAAGTTCCACTGTCGCCAAACTGTAGCTGGTCTGTGCTAGAGATCAACAAGCCTGTATCTGCTACATGGGTTATAGAGACATCTTGATCATCTCCAAAGCTTATTACTGCTCCGTCTGCAAGGAATAGATCACTAAACTCTAAAGCAGTTGTGCCTAGAGCGGCTCCATCAGAAGCATCGGGTACAAAGGCCGTTGTAGCTGTTATCGTAGTTGCTTGAAGGGTACTAGAGAGTGTTGCAGCCCCTGTGACTGCTAAAGTGCCGCCTACGGTAGCATTACCGCTAAGGTCTAGAGCACCATTCATATCTATAGTGGTTGCGTTGATTTCAATTTCAGTGTCGGATACTAAATCAAGAACACCATCAGCACTCTGGTATATATAAGTACCTGAATCACCAAACTGAAGTTGATCTGTACTAGAAAGAAGTAAGCCTGTGTCGGCTACGTGCGTTAGAGAGACATCTTGGTCAGCGCCAAAGTTAATGACAGCGCCATCAGCCAGAAAGAGATCACTGAACTCTAGAGCAGTTGTACCTAGTGCTGCACCATCGGATGCATCAGGCACAAAGGCAGTCGTTGCCGTAATCGTTGTGCCTTGAAGGGTGCTGGAGCCTGTTAAAGCTCCTGTAACACCTAGAGTTCCAGCAACCGTGGCGTTGACATCAACGTCCAAAGTATCGACATGGGCTGTTCCGTCAAGAAATAAGTCTTTGAACTCCAGAGAGGATGTGCCAAGATCAATATCACTATCAGTGACAGGGACAATAGCACCATCTTGTATACGAACTTGTTCAACCGCTGCACTAGAAACCTCCACAAAAAAGCCCCAACGATTATTGGTACTGTCGGCAACAATCTTGTTGAGAAAATCTAAGTCACCTATAGTGTGTACATTACCGCCTTGTCCTGTTGATCCATCGTGCTTATGGCCTGTTGTGCTTTCGCTGCTGGATGAATATGTAAAAGCGTTTACAAGTTGGTTATATTCGTTGTTGAATAGGGCGGCTGTAATTGTGTCGCCATCGGCTAATGAACTCTGTCGTGTATAATTCTGGGCCATGTGTTCTTATCTCCTTCCTGATGGCATATAGTCTACATAAAGACCATTTATAGCATAAGATGCTTTTTGATCTTCACTCGAAATTCTAAAGCTACAAGTATTGCCAGATCCTTCTAGTGTAATTCTTTCCATAGGGTCGCTAGTTGCTCCAAATGTAACTGCGTTAAAAGCAGAAGTACCAAAGATCGCTGGCAATGCAATCGTCGATACAGAAAAAGGTTCTGGTTGAGGTATGTCAGGATCTTCATAATCGTACCGTACTCTAAAGCTTGGTAGCACTGCTCCTTCTGGACTAAAAGAAACTCTAGCATACTTTAAAGTTTTCCGGGTTCCTACATCTCCAAAATCAAAATCGGGTGTCTGATATACAGCAGCTATATCAGTTGCTGTACCTGCATTATAAAAAGAAGTACCATCAAGATGATTGTAAATGTAACCATCTTTATCACCATGATAGACTTGCTCTACGCCATCCGAATCTAAACCAGACTCCATTCCTAGTGCTTGAATACCTAATGTCTCTGACCAAGCAAAACCATTAGGTGTTAAAGTTCCTATAATCCCCCTAGCAATTGAAGGGCTTTCTGTATTTGTACTATAAAACAATCTGTATTGCGATTTACTTCTTAGGACAGCACTAGAAATAATGTAGCCTGAGTTAGCTGCTATGTCCGTAACAATACCCTGTATCTGTCTACTTACGGAGCCTAGTTCAACGTCACCAATTCTTGCTGTACCTGCAACAGTACGAATACCATCAGGAGAAAGAAACAATAGGTCACCACCAATTTCCTGAATACTTCCACCCGATAAACAACCTACGTTAGTTGTGATGGGCGATACTGCTATGTTGCTTGCATCGTTTATGTTGGATAGCTTATGTATACTGTTCTTACAGAATATAATTAAATCACTACGAAAGCTTGCAAGTCCTACTACGCCATCAGAGATTACTATACTTCCTGATCCTGAACTGCTAAAGCTATCTATGTCGTTAGTGCCACTATAGTATATCGTGTTCTTAGCTGTAGAAGCTCCTGCAACTACTAAATGTTTATCGTGTATAACGCCTATAGCAGGGCCTAATGTACTACTTACTGTAATCTCTTTAGCAAAAAAGGTTCGTGTTGTTAAGCCAGCCGTACCTGTCATCTGAAACAAGAAAGGCTCGTTGACACCATCACATATTACAATCTCTCCATAATCTGAAGTACCTTCGTATAGTGCAAAAGAACATCTTCCTTGACTCGTTCTTGCTGCTACTGAACGGCCTGTAAAGGTACTGTAGTCATCTCCTCCTGAATCAACACTCGCTCTATTAAGCTGTAGCCAAGCATCTTCACCATCTTGACTAAAGAAGATTCCTGTCCCTGAACAAACTATTAAGCCGTCTGCATAGACTGCCATGCCTAAGATTGTCTCAGAACTATTGGGCTTAGTATCCCCAAATAACGAGAAGCCATCTACTCGCCTATAGCCTCCATCTGGATCTACTTCAAAGTTCCTAAGCCGTGTAGCCAGTCCCGGCTGTGCAAGCATCTCTAGCTGGTTTAGGTTGACGTTTAAGCCGCCTGTACAGGAATACCCCCAAGGCTGGGACATTAAACAAACCTCACACGATCATCTTTAAAGTATCCTGGTGTCGGCTCCATAAGATGCAGCTTCATTAGTTTTAAACCCCGCTTATAGTCATCGAGCGCAAAAGCCGCAGCTTGTGGGTTCTCTTTAAATTGATGAATATAGTATCTTGCTCTAGCCAAAAGGACTGTTATATAAACATCAGGAAACACTATCTCATCTCCGTGTGCCGAAAGCTGTGTAGGCAGATCAAAAGCAAAAAACCAGATCCTATATACTTGGTCTGGTATTGGGCTTAAGCCGAACTTACGAGCATCAGGACTCCTTATGACTCTAGCGGGAACGCCATAGGTCTGAGTGTCTGAATCGTCTTTATTCTCACTGGTTCTAAAATAATCTTTCCAGTCTTCTGTAGTCGTATACCTAATATTATTGATAGTATACGGTGCGGATTCACCCGACACACCCACAGTAGTTAATAGAAAATTATTCCAGTCTATATAGCCATAGTCAGTTGTCATACTGCTACTAGCAGGTTTTAACTCATACCAACGTGTACCTGCTACAGTTTCTACGTACGTATTACCGTACATAGGATCAGTAGCGCCACTCTCTGCTGTAGATAGAAAAGGCCATTGAGGTTCTTCGTTTACAATATCTAAATAAGATCTGTTAACTGCATCTTTAACGTGCTGCTGTACGCCTATCGCAGCAGCAAAGGTTGCAGAAGTTAAAGCTACCTCGTTCAACTCTCTTAAAAGCTCATTAGTCAATGTTAAATAAGTAGTAGCCATTGTTATTTCTTTCCAACCTTAAAGTTTGCAGTTTTAGTAGAA